ATTGATGGAGTTCGTATTCTCTACCGTAATGGTGAGTTCGTCACACGCAATGACAAAGTTCCTCCTGGTCTTGATGCTGCACTAACTGATGCTGCCAAGGAGAAGATAAAGACCTTTGAAGACTGTGAGATTTACTGTGGCAGCTTCTTTGAAAGTAATAGCCCTCTATCTCGACATGATCCTGAACCTAACATTATCGACCATGAGGAAATCTACCCACTCGCTTTCGCAGAGGGTGGCCTTCACTTTGATTCAAGACTTCTAATCAATCGCTTCAACAGCCCTTCACCGGAACTAATAAATGATCACCTCAAGGAAGCGGTGGAACTTGGCTTTGAAGGCCTTGTTCTTCGTACTAATAATCGCTGGTACAGGGTCAAACCCTCCGACACCGCAGACGTTTATATCACCGGCTGGTTTGAGCAGAAAGACAAGAACAAGAACCCGAAAAGGCAGCTTGGTGGATTCGACACAGCCTATGGGAAGGTCACGGCATTCTCTGAGGAGAAACGCAGGGAACTTTGGGAAAACCCTGAACAGTATGTAGGGAAGATGATGACCTGCACCTACAAAGAACGCTACCACACTGGCAAGTTCCGTTACGCAGTAACCTTCAATCACTTTCGTACTGATAAGAGCGAAGAGTCTTTCGATACTGAGCCACCACTAAAATAATTGGAGGTACGATGATCGAATTGGATCGGGGTATTACCTTACCTTTACCTAAGAAAGCTAAAGGATTTGCAAGACCAGAGGGAGTATCCGATTGGAAGTGGAGGCAACTTAAACCTGAAGTCTGGAAAAGGGCTTACCAACACTGTCTCTACTCTCTTCACCTTCACTTTGAACTCCCACTGCACTCCGTAGTACCAAGAATATCTAAGAAAATGCTAGAGGCCTCTGACCCTTTCAATGTTGCATTGAGGTTTATAGGCGAGATGCAGAATGCTGGCTATCTTAAGCTAGACAAAGGCTTCGACCAGCGACTAGTAATGCCTACCAAGAAGCTTCTTGACCTCAACCTAGGTGAAATGGAAGCCCCTGATACCTCTGTAAAAATGCCTAAGTTGTGTAACGAAGACATACCCAGAGCACCTATTCGTGGTGGGGTAAGTTCTGCTGCCAACAGGCAAGTGGTAAAGGTCACTTCTGATATGGCTCACGAGAAATTTGAGGTTAATGAGTACATCTACAAGCTCCTGCAACAGTTCCCTCCTACATTTGATGAGGTAGGTTCTGAATATATGTTTAATAGAGCTATGACCTCTGCCAACAAGATGTTGGGAGAAGTTTTTAGGTTTCCCTATTTCCTATGCAGCCGATCCAGAATGTACACAGACACCACCTGCGGCTTTAGTCCACAGGGAGCTGACCATGAGAAGGCTCTAGTGATTCCTACCTATAAAGAATCACTTACTAGGGAAGGCTTTGATGCCTTACTTGAGACTGCTAATGGGTACTCAGAGCAAGAATGGACTGTTCAAGAGATGGCTTGCCATGCTACTGACCCTACATTGTATGAAGAAGTGTGGAGGACAGCAGACAAGCCCTACTCATATATGGCCTGCGCTAACCTGATACGTAGATACCTCATAAATCCTAGTGAACCACTGCCAGCATTTATCCCTTTGGATGGCCGATGCAGTGGACTACAACATTGGTCTGCTGTAGTGCGCTCTAACGCCATTACACGCCATCTGGGGATGCATAAGGATGAAGCTGACCGTGACATCTATGAGAAGGTAAGTGACGACTGGAGGGCAACCCTGCCGCCTGAGCACCATATCTATGCAACTAGGAAGGCTGCGAAGATTCCTGTGATGACTTGGGGCTATAACGCCACCATGATGACCTCGATGGAACACATGGATAAGTTGTTTGGTGCCAAGAAAGTTTGGTGTAAGGACACAGCAGCCTACGTAATCACAGGAGAGGGGCTAGAGAGGGCCATGACAGGTTCTATGGGTGCTGACCTATACAGACGACTCAATGAGACCTTAGGGCCGCTAAGAGGTGCTGTGGACTGGGTAAGCAACTGTGCAACTTCTATTGCATGTTATGGCAACGTAGAAATTCACTGGCTCACCCCTGATGGCTTTGAAGCTATGCAAAGGAAGGTCAAAGGTGAAAGAAGGCAGATAATGGCACACCTAAGTAATGGCGAAGAGTTGTACCTAGAAATTCTCGACTTTACAAAGGATATACCGAACACAGCCAAACATCGTTCTGCTATAGCACCAAATATTATTCATGGTATGGATGCTACACACCTTAGGATGGTTGCAAGAGTCTTGAAAGACCTGGGCCTGCCTATGGTATTTATACATGACTCTTTCTCTACCCACTGCAATTACCGCAGCACCCTCTACAAAATCATTCTTGATACCTTCATTGAACTCTACAGCCGTAACTACCTGAAAGACTTGTACGACTTCTGGACGGAGAGGTATGGAGTGGAGCTTACGTTGCCTCCCGAAATGGGAGATTGGAAGCCTGAAAGCATAAGAGAGCTTGATAGTTTCTTCGCATAAGTAAGAAACCAACGCAAATCCAGTGCTAATGGAAGGCCCGAAATATACCGTTACTACCCCGACTCTTAGGGAGAGGTATATCTTCGGCAACCTTCTCTTATTAAGACTAAGGAGAACTAATTAGATGAGTGAGTTAGCACTCCAGAATTCTGAGTTTGAGATAATCTCTCAGGCCATGCTGATGACTAGAGGAGACCTTGCAAAAGCTTCCCGACTAGACTCAGTAATGCATAACGCTATGAGCTTACGAACCGTAGTAAGAGAACATCCTGAAATTCGTCAACGCTACCATTCTTTGTTAGCTGAAGAGATGCAGGAGAAAGGACTACATATTGCTGAACGTATCCTCAAGATGGCTGAGCTGCAAGAGCAAGCCTTTGGTGGAACCTTCAAAGATGACAATGGTGATGAGCAGATGATGCCTGCCGACCCTAAGACAGTCATCGACATATCCAAAGAAATATCCAGGCTTATCTCAGAAGCCAAAGGGCAGAACATGTCTGCCAAAACTGCTGTGCTGATTTCCTCTAAAGAAGATGCTGTAGAAATACTATCCAGCTTCCTTAATTCTTAGGAGGCTTGATGAGCTACATAAGCAGTTTAGATAAACATGAGCTAGACGTTTTACGTGACTACCTATCTGGAAACTTTGAAGAGTTTAGTAAGTTCTGCTTCAAGATTATGACAGGCCAGAAACTCTTGCATGTTGATTACTACGTAGTGTTGTTCTTGGCTATCCAACGCCTGATCGACCAAGTAACTACACGCATGATAATTAATATCCCTCCTCGTGCAGGAAAGACACTCCTTATTTCTATTTTCCTGCCACTGTTCGCATGGGTACGTAACCCATCTGGACAGACAATCCTAACCGGCTTTAACTCTGACGTATTAGCAGAGTGCTCAGGCTACATAAGAACCATTATGTCAGACCCAGACTTCCAGAAAGTTTTTCCAGACGTTGTAATAGATAACAACAAGAAGTCTGTCGAGCGACTAGGAACAATGAGTGCCGGGGTTCTTCATGCCATACCAACTACAGGCAAGATGACAGGGAAGGGTTGTGGGGCTTTGGTGGAAGGGTTTGCAGGTTTAATGGCGATTGATGATGTTATCAAGCCAGATGATGCAAACTCGCCTACGGAGAGGGACAAGATTAATAATCGTTTCAGCAACACGTTACTATCAAGACTTGCCACAGAAAGTACCCCATTGGCCATCATTATGCAACGATTACATGCAGATGATTTATGTGGGTTCTTAATGAAAGGTGGAAGTAATGATACTTACGAGTGGCTAAACATTCCTGGCCTCATAAGAAAAGACACTGGATCGCAAGCTTGGTATGACAAGCAGATTGAAGAATATGGCTACACAAATGTTAAGCCTATCCTCTATGACCTAGCGCGAACTGAAGAAGATTATGATGAGGAAGGGGATAGCTCTTTCTGGTCTATTCGTAAGACTGTCAAAACACTCAAAGGCTTGAAAGAGAAAGACCCATACACTTTCTATTCTCAGTACATGGGAATGCCAGTTGGTAAAGGTACTGCTGCCCTCACAGGCGACTATATCCAAACCTACCTAGAGTATGACTACCGTCAGTTTAGATACACCTTCATGACTGCTGACACTGCCTCAACTACCAAGACGTATTCAGACTACACCGTAGTGTGTTTCTGGGGAGTGTCTAAGGCAGGTGAGTTAGTGTTGATAGATTGCATCATAGACAAGTGGGAGACTCCTGAGCTGATTGTGGCCGTTAGAGAGTTCTGGCGTAAGCACAATGTATACCAGCCTGACTACCCTACGTTAAAGCCTCGTGGATTCTACATGGAGGATAAGTCTTCAGGCTTATTTCTCAACCAACAGTTCTTACGTGATAGGACGGTAAACGTCAAGCCAGTACCCAGAGATGGCACTTCTGGTAACGATAAATTCAGCCGTTTCCTAAATACGATCCCTTACTTTAAGCAAGGAAAGATTCTTATTCCAAGGAAGCATGAGCACACACCATACATTATCAGGGAGCTACTGGGCCAAAGTGAGTTTGGTAGCAACACTGGACATGATGACGTAGCCGATAACTTTTAAGATGCAGTAGCTATTGCATTTGCTGGCACCTTCATGTCTTACGAATCCTGGAACTAGGAGAATAGCAGTAATGAGTTTAAAGACTCGATTGGATGGACGGAGTGAGGACAACTCCTCATTCAAAATTAAAGATGCACAAGGCAACGAAGTAGCAGAAATAAGACTGCTAGACAGTGCTGGCGCAACCCTCGAAATAACAACCCAAGATGGCCTGCTTATTAGTAAACCTAATGGCTGGAACTCTACACCTAAATAATAGGAATATAAAATGGCAGGCTTTCTACCATATCTGAAGCTGGCTGACCCAAGCCAGATTATTTTAGAGGTACTAGGGACTGAGGTTACAAACCTAAGTCTAACTAGCCCTAACCCGATTGTTTTAGGTGTAGTAGGTGATGCTGTTGAACTTCTAAGTTTGGTTAGTGGCGGTGAGTCTGTCGTCCTAGACATAAAATATTAAGGAAGCAAATGGATTGGTTATTTGACGATACCGTTGATAGCTTCTTAGTGCGAATTGGTGACTTTATAGAGCCAAGGGGCATCCTACTAGCCGACATTACCGAAGTAACTTACATGGTCAAGGCTGCTAAAGCTGACGCTGATGTTGATGCTTTGGTGACGTTGACCATAGGTGCAGGCCTGACGCTATTAGCAAAGGCCACCGAGTCTGAAGCATTGCTTAATGTGCAGTTTCAAACTGGGAATTTTGGCACTGGGAAACTGGAAACAAACAACAGGTACTACACAGGGATTGGAATCAAAAAAGCAGGTTGGTCTAAGTTCTTAGAGATAAGGCTAGATGAGGACAGGCTAAAGATTCTCCCTGATTTTGTACATGATTAACTTGGAGGCCATACATGGCAACTGATGCAACCACGAGAGAGATAAAAATCTCTGATGTGAAGCAACCCGTTAGCCTTATGGATGGTCTTTCTAATCTCTCATCGGGGTTAGGAACCGCCAAAGACAAGGCAACACACAATCAATGGAATCACTCTGGTAAGAATTATGACCACATAACCTTATCAGCAAGATACCGCGAAGACTGGCTATCTCAAAAGGTAGTCAACATCATACCGCAAGACATGACTAGGGAATGGCGCAAGCTAGAATCTGAAGAAGCTCAAGAGGCTGATGAAGACTTTGAAGTAGCTAAACTCTTTAGGGATGCAACTAAGTGGGCGAGGCTCTATGGCACATCATTTATTGTGCTTGATATTAATGATGGCCGCACCACAGACAAACCTGTGAATTGGAACAACCTTAAACCTGGCTGTCTCCGCTCCATGCACGTAGTTGATAGAACTCGTATCGTAACACTGGGACAAATTGACCAAGAGCCTATGTCTGTTACGTTTGGTATGCCTAAGCATTACCAGTTCGTAAACACAACTTCCCCTATCCACAAAGATCGACTGATACGTTTCGAGGCTACTGAACTGCCTATCTATGAGCGACAGCGTAACTTGTGGTACAGCGACAGCACCCTAATACCTCTAATGCAACAAATGGACAACTTCCACACAGCCGCCTTTGCAGCAGCTCAGATGGTTCAGGAAGCAAACACAGATGTCATTAAGGTAGATGGGCTAGCTAACATCCTTCAGTCCGACCAAGGCACTTCGGCAATGCTGCAACGCTTTACCGAATGGAAAAGTATTAAGTCGGTCTTTGGTGTGTCCATATTGGATAGCACAGAAGAGTTTGACCAGAAAAGAATCCAGCTCTCAGGAGTTAAGGATTTGATCTGGGAATACCTGAAGATAGTTGCTGCCAGTGTAAGTATTCCTGCTACGAGATTCTTAAGTGCATCTCCTGATGGCATGAATGCTACTGGCGAATCTGACCTTGTTAATTACATTGAAACCTTACAAGGACTACACAAAGACATATTCAACCCCCGCTTACGTGTGGTGGATATGTTGCTTTCTAAGCACTTTGATTTAGACCCTAGTGAATTCAAGTACGAATGGAATTGTATCTTCCCTGAATCTGCTGCCCAAAAGCAGGAGCGAATGAAGAACAAGGCTGCAACCCTCTCTACGCTAACTGACTCAGGCATTCTCTCAAGAGAATCTGCTTTGTCTGAAGCCAAGAAAGATGGCCTTGTCTCTAAAGACGCGACAGTAGGAACTGACCCAAATCCACCACAACAACCTACTGGAGGCAGCAATGCTTAAAGGTATTCACCTAGCGGATCGCATTTCAATCCCTAGCCAGCGTCACTTAACTGATGCAGGCCAGATGATTGTCCCATGCGCCTTCGCCCGTACTGGTTCACAGCTTTACACTGCTGGCCAGCTTGGTCTTGTTGATAAAGACCCTAAAGAAGTTATTACCGTTTGGCGTGATGAAGCTGATGTCTTCTGCGAAGACTCTATGAAGTCTTTTCGTAGTGTACCTGTGACATTAGGACACCCCAAAAATGCAGATGGTGTAAACATCGCCATCAATGCAGAAAATGCCAAAGAACTACAAATGGGAATGCTTGAAGGTATCCCATCTCGTGATGAAGATATGCTGACTGGCACTTTAGTACTATCAGTTCAGGATGCAATTGATGCTCTGGAAGAAGGGACTCAAGAGTTATCGGCTGGCTACATATGCGATATTGAAGAGCTTGATGGTAAATGGTTTCAGCGCAATATTGTGGCTAACCATATTGCTATTGTGGCCAAAGGTCGTGCTGGCTCAAGCTGTCGTATCTCTGATGAGGCTGATGCTGTCATCGAAGGCATGGAAGAAGATGAGAAAGCTGCTCTGCACCAAGATTTGGTAGATGAAGCAGAGGCTCCTGAGGTTCACACCAGAACTTTACTACGTCACTTAACTGATGCTGTCTCTACTGCTGATGCCAAAACATTAGTTGCAGAACAGGCTCTCGCTCTAGCTGATGCTGCAATAGATAAGTTGGTTGTAGACCATACAGCAGTTCTCTCAGATTTAGAGGGCAAGCTGGAAGGTGCTATCAAGATTAATGATGAGGCTGTACTAGAGCGTTGCAATGTTATTGAACATGCCCGTTTTATCGCTGATATGAAAGGCTTTGGTGACAAGTCTATCGTGGACATCAAGAAGCTAGTATTGGCTGACCAACTGCCTAACCTGTCTCTTGAAGGCAAAGATGATGCATATGTATCTGCTCGTTTCGACATTCTTGTTGAAGACTCTGAGCGCGAAACCCCTATGGGCAAAGTACTGCGTGATGCAATCAACACCAAAGTAGAGCCTAAGAAAGACGCTGTTGCTGAAGCTCGTAACAAAATGATCGCCCGTAACAAGGCGTAACATAATCAAGGATTTTTAATAATGACTGTTCAAAACTTCAACATCTACACTGCAAATGGTTATGAAGGCGACCTAGTTGATTCTGGCCCTCGCGTTGTACAAACTGGTGTACTTACTTCTGCCACTGCTGGCTTTGGTAAATCAATGAAACGTGATGCCTCTATCGAGCGCGGTGTTGCTCTGGGTAGTGTAGCTGGAGCAATCTATGCTATCTCCCAACGTGAATACAACCACGAAGCTGGCACTCGTCCTTCTGCTGGTAATGACACTACTTACTTAGAAACCGAAAGCGTATCACTGATTCGTCAAGGCTACCTGTACATCAAACTTACTGGATCGGTATCTATCGCTGCTGGAGCTGCTCTCCACGTTGATACAGTTACTGGCCTGTTCAGCAAAGACACTGTAG